CAGATTTACATCTCCCAGGATCTCCAGGGCAGAACACTGACTCCTGAGTGTATCTACTGTTATGTGGCTACTGACAGAAAAGCCTATCGTGCATTCCTTGGCGAATACATCAATCAAAGAGATGCTGTCCTTGAAAAGCTGAAAGCGAATCCGAATGCAGATGTCTCCAAGAACGGAGAACTGTATAAGGAATTCCTCAACGGCAGAAAAGACACCAAGCCCATGTACAGTCGCTTCAAGATGTGGGTCGATGCCTATAAGAACGGTACTCCGATGGTACAGGCATCTCACCTGGCCAACATCAATAAGCTGATGGGTGACATCAACTCTGAATTTGGTGCAGAACTGAAGGCTCAGATCACGGATGCCATGAAGTATGCGCAGAGTGCTTCCTGGGCGAAGAAAAGAGTCGGCTATGTGGCCTACAACGGGCACATCCTGAAGTGGAAGCAAGGTCGCATCGATAAGCTGAACAGCCACTACGGTCTGAGAATGTACTCCTTCTCCGACTTCCATCCTGCATTCGTTCTGGAGAACATGCAGATGATCACCGATGCTTCTGTCCGTGGTCTTAAGATGCTGGGCTACACGAAGGATACCGATTTTGTTGAAATCTTCGCTCCTACTGGAATGAACATCAATATCTCCACCTTTGGCTTTGAGTCTGGCGGTAATGTCTTTGAGAACAATCTGACCGGAGCTGCCTGGGATAAGGCAAAGGCATTGCGTGACCAGTATCCCAATGTGGGTATCACCTTTGTTGCTACCAATGACACTCTGGTCAATTGGGCTTTGGATCAGGACTGGATTGATGTGGTCATTCCTTACCACCTTGTCAGAACTGGCGAGGCGGTAGCAAAGGCGATGAAGTACACCAACTATACCAGTGAGTCTGCGGACACCAAGACCAAGGAGTGGACAAAGGGCAAGGACAAAAAGTACATTGCACCCACAGAACACAACAACGATAAGGCTACCTATCTGGCTGCGATTGCTGAGAATCATCTGAAACCGAGATTTGAGAGATTCATTGACAACCCCAACTATATGAAACTCGTCAATGAGTGCAGACAGCCAGCATCCAAGAGTCAGGCGGTACAGCCTATCTTCAATGAAGAAGCTGCCAATACTGCTCTGGCTAAGCTGGAGGCCAATGGCTACTATCAGCCTATCGGTGGCTCTGTGGATAGAATGTATGAGATTGCCGGGGAAGTTGCGGAGGCAATGACCCAGGATATTGCTCCTACACGGTATTCGCTGTCTGATGCTGTTGGCAGTGATGACATTGCTCCTGTTGCGAAGAGCGATGTGAAGTATTCACTGGGATATCACGCTGGAGACCTTGGCAAGAGCGAGAGCCTTGCTATGCAGACTGGTGGCAGAGACACAGGACACTATGGCACAGGAACTTACTTTGTGGGTGATGAGGCCGAAATTTCCTATGACTCTTATGGAAAAAGACCGCATGAGAAGGTTGACTTCAATAAGTACAATCTGTTCAAGCCGAAGACGAGTGAGAATGCTCGGTTGCTACACGGCTTCCTAAAGGGTGTTAACAGTTATTACGACAGAGACCCCAGCCTTGTATCTACTGATGCGGAGGTTGATGCAATCAAAGATCAGTTTGATGATCTCGATTGGGACGATGATACCGAAGCACTGTATACTGCAATCAACTTAGTTAGTCGTGTGGTTGGTCGGTATGGAGTCTCTCGTGAACTACAGAAACACTTACCAGACACTTGGCTTTCTGATGATGGTACATTGTCACTGGATAATGGCGATGACCTTACCACACTAGAAGTCATTGAGATGCTCGATAATAAAGACAGGACAGCTTACGACTTAGAAAGAATGCTGGATGACTCCTGGATTCGTAGACGCATTTGGAGTTTCGAGGATTGGAACAACAGTGTCAAAGATGTCGCTTCTTTGCTAGGTGTAAGCGAGTCTCGGGTTCGCAAAATTATTTCCGACATCCAGACGGAAATCAGAGAAGCAAACTATGACTATGATTCAATGAAAACAGCAGACAGTGCATCTACCAGATTCATGAAAGCTCTTGGTTATGAGGGCATAGATGTTCGTGGCATCAGAGGATATGACAACACTACCTACGGCTCTGTCATCTATGACCTAAAGGGCGAAGATGCCAAAAGAAAGGCAGAGATTGGCACGGCTAAATATTCTCTTCTGGTTGAGGACTCAGATGGGAATAAGTCTTCCGTTGACCCGGCCAATACCACAAGAGAGGATTCTCTTAACTACATGGTGTTGTCTCGAAAAGGTCGGCTGAATCAGAACACCTATTTCCCGGTAAGTCCCCACACTTCTGATACCATTATTGCCACCTTGAGCAATGCTGGCATCGATATTTCCGACAAGCCGTTGGCCATGCAAGCGAAAAAGGCTCGTCAGTCTCAGCTAGACGGTCAACATATAGAGCGTGACGGAACCGTTGTTAGGCATCACGCTTTGACACCGGATGAGATTCTGGAAGTCATTGAAAAACTGGATGATTCTTTTGCAGCAATTCACCAGAAAGACAGAGTTAAAACAAAAATTGAAGACGGGAAAAAGATTTATCTTCCTGCACCGGATAATTTTGTGTTCTTTGTAACACTGGACAGTGGCAAGGAATGTGTCGCAGTTATTGAGTTTGATAGCTATATTGATGAAAGGTTTATTCAAAAAGACGGACACGGAGATGAATATCACACCACGGTAACTGTTTTTGAACCGGATCAATATCGTGACGGGGAAGAGTTTGATTACCTTGAACATCTTGCCTTGCTACAGTCAAACGAAGAACTTGACATAAAAAAAGAAAGTCCCAAGACGAAAACCGCTATTCGCCAGACCCAGGCGACGGTTTCCGAATCGGAACCTTCTAGGAATATTTTACCAGATATTGCCCCTTATGTCAAGCAAAATTCCTTGGCAGACGATGATGATATTGCTCCTGTCTTTAGGCAAAACTCCTTGTCTGAACTGGATGAAGACATTGCTCCTGTCGGCAACTACCATGTATACGGTAAGGATATCCTTCTTGAGAAGAAGAGCGTCCCTTATGCCGATTTCGTGAATTCTGCAATTCAGCAGCTGGCCAATGCGGACAGCGATACTTCCACCATTCATGGTTACACGATCCACCGGACGGATGATGGTGACGGATATTCTTACAGAATTGAAACACCTCACGGAACTGTCATTGAAGGCCATAGCGAATATGACAAGGAAGCATTCTATTCTCAAGTAGTGGATGAGATTTCCCAGGATATCATGACCAGAGGAACGATGAACATTGCTCCTCCCTTTGCCGATGGAGACATTGCCCCTGTGGGAAATAGAACTCCGGAAGCAGATGAGATGCCTTCCATCAAGAAAAGAGAAAAGGTAGAGTCTTTCAAATCTCGGAAGCGGAATGACCTTTGGGAAGCTGTGAAGGAACATCTTGGTGACAACGGCATGATCTTTGAGGATCTGGCATTTGCAAGTGGAAATCGAGGAGTCGATGCCAAGTGGAACTTCATCCGGAATGCTTCTTCCGCTGCACAGCACCTGATTGGCAATGGTGACAAGGCCAACGGAGTCATGTCTCTGAAGGCCATTGTGGACAGAGCAAATAAAGCTGGCAAGGGCGATGCGTTCGATAAGTATCTGAAGCACATGCACAACATCGACAGAATGTCGCTTGCGGATCGGTTCCCTGGGTCTTACAACAAGCCTGTGCTTGGTGACGGGGTTACCGCAGATATCTCTATGGCTGAAGTAGAAAAGCTTCTGAAAGCAAATCCGGAGTTCGTTGGCTGGGCCAGGAATGTATACAACTTCAATGACCATCTGAGAGATATGCTTGTGAAGGCAGGAGTCATTACCCAGGAAGTTGCAGACAAATGGGCTGAGATGTATCCGCACTATGTGCCGATTTACAGAACAGATGCTGAAGGCAACATCATCAACGAGTCCAAGCACCTGGGAGTCAATGCTCCGGTCAAGAGAGCGACTGGTGGTAACGGCAAGCCGATGAACATCCTGGAAGCTATGGCTACTCGCACAGAGCAGACCTACAGGGCTATCGCAAAGAACAACTTCGGCATTGAACTGATGAATACACTTGGTAGCGTAATTGAACACAGCGATTCCAATGCAAATGAGTTCATGGAGAGCCTGGACATGGATGATATGCTCGGACAGAATGACGGAAAGCCCACATATACAGTGTATCAAAATGGGCAGAGAGTGACATTTGAGATCACCAAGCAGATGTACGAAGCTATGAAACCCCAAAACCCTGTCTGGCAGAAGAAAGTTCCTGTTCTGAGCCATATCAACAGCATCTTCAGAGGGCTGACTACCCAGTACAACCCCTTGTTTGCTTTGACCAATCCCATCAAGGATATTCAGGGAGTTCTGACCAACTCTCAGCACCCTGGAAAGACCTATCTCACCATTCCGAAAGCAATTGGCGAGATGATATCCAATGGTAAGTATTATCAGGAGTATCTCAAAAATGGTGGTAAGGCCAATACCTACTTCGATAAAGAGTCTGGCTTCAAGGAAGATCCCAAGCTGAAGCGGTTCCTGGATACGGTGTTTGCTGGCAACGACTACATTGAGATGACTCCTCGACTTGCGGAGTATATTGCAAGCCGGGAAGCTGGCCGTGGTATCGAAGAATCCATGTTGGATGCTGCCAGAGTTACCACCAACTTCGCAGCTGGCGGTGATGTGACCAAGTTCTTTAACCGGAACGGCTGTACATTCCTGAATGCCTCTGTCCAGGGCGCTATCCAGGAGGCTAGAAACATCCGTGAAGCACACCACAAGGGTTTTATGGGTTATGTGGGCCTCGCAACAAGATGGGCAATTGGCGGTCTGGCACCGGTACTGCTGAATAATCTTATGTGGGAAGACGATGAGGAATATGAAGACCTGGCTGACTATGTCAAGCAGGACTACTATATTGTCGGCAAATACGATGACGGTAAGTTCATCCGTATTCCCAAAGGCAGAACGCTGGCGGTATTGCAGAACGCAATGGAAATGGTCATGGACTTTGCCACTGGCGATGACGAAGTGGATATGGCCCGGTTCCTGGAGTTGGGTTCTCTGGCTCTGGCTAATCTGGCTCCCAACAATCCCTTCGACAACAACATCATCGCCCCCATCCGTCAGGTCAGTCAAAACAGAACCTGGTACGGGGAGGATCTGGTTCCTTCCAGACTGCAAAACCTCCCGGCAGAAGAGCAGTACGATGAAAAGATTGATTTCCTCAGTAAGAGGCTTGGCGAGACCTTTGGTTGGTCTCCTTATAAGATCAACTACCTCCTCAACCAGTATGGTGGCGGTCTCGCTGACTTCGTCTTACCGATGATGACTCCGAGGGCAGAAAGTGGTGACGATTCTTTCTGGGGTGAGATCCTTGCTCCTTTCCGAGATAAGTTCACTACGGATGCTGTTCTCAACAGTCAGACGGTTACAGACTTCTATGATACTCAGGATGAACTGGAAATCCGGGCAAACTCCAGAGATGCCACGGACTTGGATAGATTCCGGTATATGTATATGCGGTCTATCGGCTATGAAACCAGTGACCTTTACGCACAGAAGCGAGAGATCCAGAACAGTGACCTTCCTGATTCCGTGAAGTATATGCGAGTGCGTGAAATTCAGGCACAAATCAATGCGCTGATGGAAGAGGGACTTGGTAACTACAACAATGCCCGTGTGGATGGCCTTTATGCGGAAGCTGGTGACAGACGGTATAACTTCGATGCCGAGAGCGGAAACTGGTATGAAATCAAACCTCTTAAGGCAGACGGAACCGAGAACTGGTATTACCAGATGGAGCAGAAAGTCACTCAGGGGCTTGGAATTAGTTACAGTGAATACTGGAACAACAGAGATATGTACAACTTCGCCTATGAAAAGCCGGGTGAATATGCTGTTGCAACTGCCTGTGGCGGTTACGAATCCTACATGGTACACCATGATGCATTCTATAACATCAAGGCAGACAAGGATGAATACGGCAACTCCATCAGCGGATCCAGAAAGCGAAAGATCCTTGCGTATATCAACGGCCTGGATATTGAATACGGCATGAAGCTGATTCTGTTCAAGAGCCAGTACAATGCCGATGACAGCTACAACTATGATATTGTCGAATACCTCAACAGCAGAGATGACATCTCCTATCAGGAGATGGAGGCCATCCTGAAGGAGTTGGGATTCGATGTGGATGCGGAAGGTAATATCTCATGGTAAGGCGGTGGTTATATGAGTAAGCAGGATCGACAGGGAGTGAGAACTCCCTCCGACCTGGAACGGAAGTACAACTTCGGTCAGGTGTTCGCTGATCAGCAGACTGAGAATTCCCGGCAAGGTGACCTCATTTCCAGACTGAACCAGACTCTTGCGCAGTTCATGGCCTATGCCACTGGTGCGCTTGAGACATTGGGAAAGGATCTGGATGAAGCCGAGGTGGCTATTTCCAATTTGGAAACGGCCACCTCTTCCCTTGGAAACCGATTGAGCAAAACCGAAACAGATATCTTTGAACATGAGCAAGCCATCCTCTCCCTTGAGGAGCGGATGGCTACTGCGGAGGGGAATATCTCTGGTCTCAATGGAACAGCAACAAGCCTGGGGACTAGGATTGGGTCGGTAGAGGGCAGTATCACATCCCTGGAAGAGAGAGTAAGCGCACTTGAAAATGCTTGATAGAAGGTGAGTAGTATGGATATCCAAATTGAGCATCGTCTTACCGAAGTGGAGGATCGCTCCAAGTCGAATACGCATCGGTTGGATGAGTTGGAAAAAAGACAGGACAACCTGGATGACCTTGTCAGCACTGTTAAGGTGCTGGCTGTCCGGGAAGAAGCTGTCGAAAATGATGTGAAGGAAATCAAAAGTGATGTCAAAAGCCTTGCCAGTAAGCCTGGACAGCGATGGGAGAATCTGATCAGTCAGATTATCGGCATTGTTGTCGCTGCGATAGCTGGTTTTATTTTGGCGAAAATTGGTCTGTGAAAGGATGGTTACTATGAGAAACAAAGAATACTGGATGCACTGGATTAAAGCTGCCGGAATGAGAGCCATCAAGACTGTGGCCCAGACCGCTATGGCAACAATCGGCACTGCTGCCGTTATGGGTGAGGTCAACTGGATGATGGTCGGATCTGCATCCGTCCTGGCTGGTGTCCTCTCTCTGCTGACCTCTGTTGCTGGTCTGCCGGAAGTGGAATAAGGTTCAACGGGGAGTCGGCAAC